TTATGAAATTATTACAAAGTGAGGGAATACAGAGAAATGCAATTAATGAAATTGTGAAAAATAATAAAGAACCATATACATACGCAAGGTATTATCAAATACTAAAAAATACTAAAGAATGAAAGGAGTGCAATTATGTATGAAAAATGCGAAATAGAATCAATGCTAAAAGGATATTTAAAAAGTAAATCTCAATTAGAGGAATTAGAAAATAAAATTGCTAAAAATGAAGTTTTATTAAAATTTAATGGAAAGAAGATGCAAGAAAGCGAAGAAGAGGTAATAGAAGAAATGAGCCTTAATTCGCCTACTATATCAGATATGCCAAGAGGAAAAACAAATAAAATAAATAGACCAACGGAAGATATTGCATTAACTTATAAGGGAAAATTAACATACATAAATAAAGCAGATAAAATAAAACTCATGAATGAAAACTATACATATAATGAAAAAGCAGAACCATTAAGGGATTTAGTAGGAAAAGTAGATAGAATGTTAAAAGCTTTGAATAATGAGCAAAAATTAATAATAAAAACTTACTATATGTACGAACCTAAATGGAATTATGTAGCAACAACTTATGTACAAGTTTATAATGAGCCTAGAACAGTAAATCAACTAAAAAATATTAGAGATAAAGCACTAGAAATTATGTTAGAAGTAATAAATATATAAAAAATCAAAAATTGGTTAAAAATTGGTCGGAAATTTGGTAGAAAATATATATTACTTCATTATATAATTATACTCGGAGAAAGTTTAAGTAGGCATACTTAAATAACTCTACTAAAAGGATATTCCCCTTTTATTTTAGTAGCTGAAAAGTGCTTTTTGAAAAAAGAGCACTTTTTTAGCGTTTTAATTAATTTAGTGAAGTTTTTTTAAATGTAATACCATAAACTCCTAAAATAAAAATATTTTTCTCATAACCTCCTGTAAATATAGATAAAAAACAAGGGTGTTTCTTCACGAATTAATTATTTTATATGTGAGGTAGATTATGGAAGAAGAATACAAAAGTAAAATATGTTTTTCATGTATTAATAAAAAATGTAGTGGAAACATTGTAAAAATGCAGAAGCGGAAATATAACAATAATAAAATGTGAGGATTACCAAAAAAACAAGGCTAGTAATCACAATAATTTAAAAAAATACATAGAAGAATTGAAAATAAGGGAATATAAAAAATGATTATAAAAATGTGTGCAAAATGTGGGCAAATTGTAGAATATCCTAATAGATATTGCCCTAGGTGCAAAGAAATAGTAGAAAAGCAGCAAGAAGAAAGACAAAAATTGTATGATAAAAAATACAATAAATCGAGAGATCCAAAATTAGTAAAATTTCGTAAAAGCAAAGAATGGCGACAATTAAAGGAAAGATATTTACAAGATTTAAAAATAAAATATGGAAATATTAAATATGCCTATAAATGTGAGGACTGCATAGAAGAAAACAACAAAGATAATAGTTATATAATACAACTAGCAGAAGAAGTACACCATTTGGTACCTATAGAAACACCAGAAGGATGGGAACGAAGGCTAGATTATTATAATTTAAGAGCGTTATGTCATTTCCACCATGATAAAAGGCATAATCGTTTCCAAAGAAAAGAAAGGGGGAATAAATATGCAGGAAGTAAAAGAGGTAGATAAACTTACCAAGGAACACTTAATTAAAACATTTGAAGAAGCAAAAACAAATAATCAATGTGTTTGTGTGGAAGTAACAATACCACGGACAAAATGACACAGAATACATAATAAATAAGCATTCTAGCATAGATAATAAGCTAGACTATTATTTGAATACTTATAATGATAAGCTAGAGCATAATAGAAATAATGCAGTAAGAATAGTAAGTGTTTATGCAATAGACTTTGAAGTAACACTATAAATTAATAATTGATTAAATATATATATAGAAAGGATGATTTAAAATGAAATATATAGCTGATAGAGGTTATAAAGATGTAGTATTAGATAGATATATAGAAAAGGGAGCAGTATTAGAGAACGAATATAAAAAGGATAACATAGAACTAACAGAAGAAAGAAAAGATTATTTAGTAAATGAAAGAAAGTTATACATAGCTGTTGAAGAAATACCAGAGGGACAAGTAGGGGATATAACACCTGTAGATGATATACCAGAAGGAGCAACAGTAGTTGATAGAGTTGACATAGTAGAAGATAACAACGAAGAGAAGAAAGAAGAAGAGGAAGAAGTAATAGAACCTAGTGAAGAAAAAGAAGAAGAAAGCAACGAAGAAATAGATGAGGTTAGCGAAGAAGAAAGCAAAGAAGAAGATAAAAAAGAAGTTGAGCCAGTAGTTGAATCTGACGAAGAAAAAGAAGAAAAAGAGAAAACTAAAAGCAACTCAAAAACAAGTACAAAAAATACTAAAAAAAGTGAAGAAAAATAATTAAAAATTTTTCTTTATAGGAGGGACTAACACCCGAGGGGGTGGGCAAAAAAGTATTGATTTTATATGGGGTATCGGTGCAGGGGAGGTCTTTGTAGAAAAAACTCCCCATAATGCGTTTGATACTTCATATTTTTTTACTAAAATAAAAAGGCGGGGATATTATGGCAGGATACGGGAAACAAAGGGAACCTATAGATCTTATAATAGCAAAAGGTAAGAAACATCTTACTAAAGAAGAAATAGCAGAAAGAAGAAATAGCGAGATAAATATTGACGATTATAAAAATGTAAAGGCACCAAGCTATTTAAGTAAAAAACAAAAAAATGAGTTTACGGAAATAGCAACAAAACTTGTGGATATAGGAATAATGAGCGAGTTAGACGAGGACTGTCTAGCCCGCTATTTAATTGCTAAAGATAATTATTTGAAATTTACTAAATTATTAAATTCGGCAATGAAAAATAAGACTTCAAAGAAATACAAAGAGGATGCAGAAATGCAAAGAATTTTGTCATTAGATATTGAATCTTATTTAATACAACAAGATAGAGCATTTAAACAATGTAATACTTGTGCTGATAAGTTGGGACTTACAATTACAAGTAGATGTAGGTTACAAGTTCCGCAAGCACCAGAAAAACCAAAAGAAAATAAATTTGCAAAGTTTAATGTGATTTAATGATAGATAGAGTAACAGAATATGCTCGAAAGGTTGTAAACCGGAGAAATCTTTACAGGAGAATTACATAGGTTAGCCTGTGAAAGACATTTAAAAAATTTAGAAATTCAAAATACAGCAGAATTTCCTTATTACTGGGATGTTGCTAAATCCGAAAGAATTTTAGAGTATGCAGAGACCTTAACTATTGGGGAAGGTTTTGAAAAGAAGCCAGTAAAATTATTGGGTTTTCAAATTTTCGATATGGGATGCCTTTTTGGTTGGTATAATCAAAAAGGAAAAAGAAGATTTAGAAGATCCTACGAATCCATGGCTAGACAAAATAGTAAAACTTTTAAGAACGGTATTAGGGGTACATATATAGCGGGATTTAGTGGCTATCACTATGGAAAATTGTTTACAGCTGCAACGAAAAAAAGACAAGCAAGGCTTGCATGGGAGGAAATGTCAAAGTTTATACAAAGTGATGAGGACCTAGCAGGCGAAGATATAGCAAGCGAAAAAGACGGAATGTTTGCTGTAAAAGATTATAAATCTGTAATAATAGCCAATGAAACGCATTGTACAATAGAAGCATTAAGCAAAGAAAGTGGACTTGATGATGGTTTTAGGGCTATATATGCAAGTATAGACGAATACCACCAACACAAAACTAATCAAATTTATAAAGCATTATACAATGGTACAAAATCTCTTCCGGAAACATTAATAAGTATAATTACTACTAGAGGAGATAAAATTAATACACCATGTTACGAATTAGACAATTACTGTTGCAATATTTTAAGAGGTATTGCAAAAGCAGAAGATTTTTTTGTGGATATATACGCATTAGATAAAGGCGATAATATCTGGGATCCAAAAAATTTAATAAAAGCTAATCCATATTTAGCAGCAAATGAAGATACTTTAAATACTTTAATTACAGATATGCAAACTGCTAAAGATATGGGAGGCAATGAACAAAGGGACTTTATGGTAAAGTCCCTAAATATGTGGGTAAATACAGCAGATGACCAATTTACAGATATAGAAAAATGGAAAGAATGCGAAACAGAAAAAACATTAGAAGATATGCGAGGAAAGCGATGTTTTGCAGGTATAGATTTATCAAGTGGTGGAGATTTAACAACAATTTCCTTAGAATTTCCACTTGAAGAAGAAAAATTTTACATTTATTCTCATTCATTTATGCCGAGAGGCAGAATGGATGAACACATAGACACAGATATTGCACCATACGATTTATGGCAAAGTGAAGGACTAATTACTGTAACTGGTGGCGTGAGTGAATATAAAAATGATTATAAGTTTATAATTAACCATTTGAAAGATTTAATACAAGAATACGATTTAGATTTAAAGGCAATAGGATATGATCCCCATAATGCAGATGGATTTTTAGCCGACCTAGAAGAATTTGGCGTACCGTTATTACAAGTAACACAGTCTGCACGATTCCTAAATGATGCAACTGTGGATATGAGATTAAATTTAAAATCTAAAAAAATCGAATATGACAAGAAAAACGAACTATTAAGTTGGAGCTTTTCAAATGCGAAGGTTGTAAAAAATAGTTTCGAAGAAATCAAAATAGACAAAGAACCAAAAGCAAAAACCAAAAGAATAGATCCAGCAGACGCTTGTATAGATGCACATGTTGCATATATGAAATTAGGAAAAGAAGAAACGGTAGATGTAGATAAGGAAATGGAAAATTATTTGCAAATGATGAATTGGAAAGAGAACGGAGATGAGTAAATGAAAATAAAAATTATAGAAAATTTTAAGAAATCTATAAAAGCTTTGACAACTAGAAAAACAAATAAAGACCAACTAGTAGCACTATTAAATTTTTTAGGTTTACAAGATACAGATAAATCTGAATTATCAGAAGCAACATATTTTGCTTGTTTAAAAGTTCTTAGCGAAACATTAGGAAAGTTACCATTAAAATTACTAAAACACAATGAAAATAACGGTGTAACAGTATGTAGAACACATCCATTGTATAGAGTATTAAATGAAAGACCTAATAAATTTATGACAGCTACAACATTCTGGTCTACTGTAGAATACAATAGAAATCATCATGGAAATGCTTATGTATTAATAAATACAAAGAAGAAAAGTAATAAGGTGGAAACGAGCTTATGGGTATTACCATCAGATTGTGTTGAAATTTGGTACGATGATGCTAAAAAGATTAATGATATACCAGATATATATTACAGATATTCTTGTACAGCTGGTACATTTACATTTGGATCAGAAGAAATATTGCATTTTAAAACATCTAGCACTTTTGATGGAATTACAGGAATGTCAGTACGAGAAAGATTAAAGAGTACAATTATTGGAAATAACAAAGCACAAGAATTAGTAAATCAAATGTATGATAATGGATTTACAGCAAAAGCGGTTGTGCAATATACATCTTCTCTATCAGATGAAAATGCGAAAGAATTTGCAAAAGGTATTGAGAAATTTGCAACAGGCAAATATAGTGATGAAGAACTTAAAAATATAATACCGATACCACTAGGAGCGACACTAACACCACTAAATATAAAACTTGCAGACAACCAGTTCATAGAAGTAAAAAAATATTCTGCATTACAAATTGCAAGTGCTTTTGGAATAAAACCATATCAAATTGGTGATTATGAAAAGTCAAGCTACTCTAGTGCAGAAGCACAACAATTAAGTTTTTATATTGATACAATGTTATACATTATTAAGCAATATGAAGAAGAAATAAGCTATAAATTGTTATCAGATGAAGAAGAATCAGAAGGCTATCATTTTAAATTTAATGTAGCAGTAATACTAAGAGCAGATCAAAAAACACAAGTCGAAACCCTAAGTAAAGGTGTATCTAATTTTATTTATACACCTAATGAAGCAAGAGCATTTTTAGATTTAGAAGCAAAAGAAGGTGGGGATAGACTTTTAGGAAATGGTGCAAGCATTCCTGTGGAATATACAGGTGCTCAATATATTAATAATTTTGAAGGAGAGGAGGGAAAACTATACAAATGGATCCAGAAAACGATAAAAGAAGCATTGGAGAAAACTTTGCAAAAGGCTTAGTATGTAAATCTGCTAGTGTTGAAAGTCAAGAGGTTACGGAAGAAGATTTAAGAAAAATCAATAAATTTACATTAAGCCCACTAAAAGCCGAAGAAGTTTTTACATTCAAGGTTATTATGGGAGACAATGAATTAGATGACAGAAATTTCGAACCTTTTAATTTGAATGCACTAAAGGATTTAAAAAAGTTGTATATAGGTAAAACTATGATAAAAGATCATAGAAGAACAGCCGACAATCAAATTGCAAGAGTATATGAAACAGAACTTGTGCAAGATGATACAGCGAAATTAACTGGAGCAGGCGAGATATATACACAATTAATTGCAAAATGTTACATGGTAAAAACAAGTAGCAATGCGGATTTAATTCAGGAAATAAAAGCGGGAATAAAAAAGGAAGTTTCTACAGGTTGTAAACCAAAACATGCTTTTTGTTCTATCTGTGGAACTGACAATACAAAAACATATTGTCCGCACTATTGGGGACGAGAATATGATACAGCAACTGGAAAGAAAATTTGTTATTTTACCCTAGATGGTGCTAAGGAAGCATACGAAGTTTCATTTGTAGCAGTTCCGGCACAACCTAGAGCACGGAACAACAAAAAACTACTGTGAAGAAAAAGAAAAAGAGCAAGAAGGACCAAAACAAAAAGAAAACGAAGCAGATAAAACTGCAAAAAATGAAAATAATAGTGATTTAAACAAAGAGTTAGATTTAAGAATGAAAATGCTAGACTCTTTTTTATTTACGCAAAATCAAAAAGAAAAGGAAGGTAATTAATTATGAATAAAAAAATGAGAGAATTATTAAACAAAATTACACAAAAAAGAATGATGGCTAAAGGATTTATGGAGGAAGGAGAAAACAAAGATTTAGAAAAAGCAACAGCATTAATGGATGAAGCAGACGCATTACAAAAAGAATATGATTTGGAAGCGAGAATGTATGAAGCAGAAAAAGATGATAATACACCATCAGAGGAAGAAATAGAAAAAGAAAAAGCAAAAAAAGAAGAAAAAAGTTCAATTAAAGCTGTAGCAGATGCAATCAGAGCAGTTGCAAAAACCATGAATGAAGGAACAGGAACAGAAGGAGGATATACAGTACCAGAAGATATACAAACAAGAATAGAAGAATTAAGGGAAGCTAAATTTGCATTAGAGCAATTAGTAGATGTTGAAGCTGTTTCTACAATGTCAGGACAAAGAACATATAAAACAAGAGCACAAAAGAGAGGATTCACTAAAGTAGGGGAAAAATCTAAAATTTCAAAAGTAGATGGACCAGCATTTTCAAGAATCAAATATACTATTGAAAAATATGCAGGATATTTACCTATTACAAATGAATTATTAGAAGATTCAGACGAAAACTTAGTAAATACAATATTACAATGGTTAGCTGATGAATCAAGAGTTACAAGAAATAATTTGATATTAGCAGCTATTGCAACTAAAACTAAAAAAGCTATTGCAGGTGGAATAAAAGGAATAAAAACTGTTTTAAATAAAGAATTAGGACAAGCTTTTAAAGCTACTTCTACTATTATTACTAATGATGATGGACTAGATTACTTAGACCAATTAGAAGATAAGAACGGTAGACCATTGTTAAATCCAGATCCAACAAATTCTGCTAATATGCAATTAAGAGCAGGGGCAACAATAGTTCCTATTAAAGTATTACCTAATGATGATATGCCATCAGATGGAAATAATGTACCATTTGTAATTGGAGATTTAAAAGAAGGAATAAAATTATTTGATAGAAAGAAAACAAACATTATGACATCAAATACAGCAGTTGTTGGAACTGGAGAAGATGCAATAAATGCTTTTGAAGATGATTGTACATTATTTAGAGGAATCGAAAGAGAAAATGTACAAGTAAAAGATGAAAAAGCATTTGTTAATTGCTATATAACTGTAGAAGAAACAGCCTAAGTAAAGGAGGATTAACTTATGGCAGATAATAGTAAACAAAAATACACTCCAGTTTCAATAGAAGAAGTATGCGACCAATTAGGCTTTGATGTTGTAGAAGTCGAAGCGGAAGAAAGCCATGTAGTAAAAAGAAATATTATTAGATTAATAAAATTTTCTGATATGTATTTACAAGGTGCCATAGGTAAACATTATCCTAGAGAAGATGAAAGGGCTAAACAAATAGCCCTTTTAGTCATTTCTGATTTGTACGAATACAGAGATTTAGATTCTAAAAATATTTCTAATACAACAAGAAAATTATTAAATGATCTTGAATGGCAATTAAAAACGGAGATGAGAAATAATGGCAATGAACAAACCAATAATAATACAGAAACTTAATGCAGAAACAGAAGAATGGAAAAATTATTATTCTGGTTTTGCAGAAGTTAATAAATCAAGTGGAAAAGAATATTTTAATGCAAAAACAAATATTACAGAAAATACATTTAATTTTAAAGTAAGGTATATTGAAAAGCTATCAAATATTGTTTTTGATACAACAGGATACAGAATTATTTATAAAAATAATGTATTTAATATTATTAATGCCGATGACAAACAAGAAAGACATATAAATATAACTTTAGTTGCAAATTGTGTAACAATATAAGGAGGCAAACAATGGGGATAAATAATAATATAAAAATTACACAATTATCTCCAAAATTACAAGAAATCTTAAATAAGAATGCTGCTACAATAACAAACAAAGTAAAAGGACTAGCTAAAGATACTGCTGTAGAATTAACTAAAAATACAAAAAAGGATGCTCCTACTAAAACTAGAGAATATAAGAAACATATTACATATAAGAAAACAAAAGAAACTTCTACAAGTGCAGTTTATACATGGTATGTTAAGGATCCAGAATATAGATTAACACATTTAATTAGTAAAGGACATAGGCTTGTTGTTGGTACTGGTCCGGGTAATAAAATACCAAAGGAAGTAGGCAAAACAAAAAGTAATGATTATTTAAGTAGAAATGTAATAGAGGCAGAAAAGAAATTTGTAAAAGGTGTAAAGGAGATAATAGAAAATGCAAATTGAAAATGATTTTGAAAAAGAAACCGGTTTTAAAATTAAAGAATTAAGATATTTAAAACCACCTAAATTGCCATATTTTTTATATCAAAATAGAAAAAATTATAGAGGTGCTGACCTTTTGAATAACATTATTGAGAATAATATCACAATAGAAAGATATAGTGAAACAGATAATGAAGAAGATTTAAAGGATAAGCAAAAAGTAAATGATTTTCTTAATAAATATTTTAGTGGAATTGAATTTGAAAGCCAAACAGAATGGCTAAGTGCTGAAAGTTTATATGGTACATTTTGGGTTTTAGAGCCAATTTTAGAAAAAATAAGAAAGGATGAGTATTAATTATGGGAGATAAAAGAACCAAAAAAACAATTACTTTAGGTAGTGGACTATTATATATTAAAGAATATGCAGGGACAATGCCAGCAGATGCAGAAATAGAAAAAGAAGAAAACTTAGCAGGATATATACAAGGTGGAGCAGAATTAGAATATAGTCCAGAATTTTACACAGCAGAAGATGACTTAGGGAAAGTAAAGAAAACTATTATAACAAAAGAGGAAGTTAAATTAAAATCTGGAATCATGACATGGAATGGAAAAACATTGCAACAGTTATGTGCAACAGGTAGAGTAACAGAAACAAACGGAATAAGAACAGTAAAAATTGGTGGTATAAGCAATAATGATAATAAAAATTACATTATTCATTTTGTACATAATGATAAAGTTGATGGAGATGTAAGAGTTACGATAGTTGGTAAAAATACAGCAGGATTTACATTAGCATTTGCAAAAGACAAAGAAACTGTTATTGATGCTGAATTTGAAGCTGTCCCATCAGATGATGACGGAACATTAATTATATATAAAGAAGAAATAGCGGAAAATGCCTAAATTAAAAATACACTAGAAGTAAAATTCTAGTGCATTTTTTTTAGAATAAAAGGAGGAATAAAACATGTATGATATGACGAAATACAAAACAAGATATTTTAATATGAAATTGAAAAATGGTAGGGTAATAGATATTGAACCGCCTAAAATGAAAATATTAAAAAAGATAGCAAGTTTAAGTGAAATAAAAGACAATAACGATTTGACAGAAGAGGATATATCAAAATTAACAGAAGCGGTAGCCTTAGCATTTAACAAAAATAGACAAAATTACAAAATAACTGCCGAAAAAGTCGAGGATGAATACGATATTCTAGAAATTGTTGACTTTTTAGACAATTATTTTAATTGGATAAATAGTATTCAAAACCAAAAAAACTAAAACGTCCATATTATCCTTCAAATGATGACGATAATATGGACACAGGTTATATTGTAGAAAGTATAGGGGAAAAGACTGTTGCGGAATACTTAAAAATGCCACTTCTAGAAGTGGACGAATTAGGATTAATAGAATATTTATTTTTCCTAAGAGAAGCATTTATTTATAATTGTTCGCAAACAGAAGAAGGTAGAGAATATTTAAGAAATGCTAATAGACTTGAACAAACAGCTCCAGATAGAAAAAAACTAAGGGAAAAATTTAAGAATCAAGCTTAATAAGGCTTGCTTTTTTACTTTTTCTTTAGAAAAAGTAGGGGGCTTTAATATGGCAAGTAAGATTCAAGGTATTACAGTAGAAATTGGAGGAGATACTACAAAATTAGGGAATGCCCTACAAAGTGTTAATGAAAAAGCAAAAAGTTTACAGTCAGAATTAAAAGGCGTAAATACATTATTAAAGATGGATCCTACAAATGTTACGCTTTTAACACAGAAACAAGATATTTTAAATCAAAGTATAGCAGAATGTAGGGAGAAACTAAATGTATTAAAATCCACACAAGCACAAGTACAAGAACAATTTGAAAAAGGCGAAATTACAGCCGAACAATATAGAGATTTTCAAAGAGAAATCGTAGCAACAGAAAGCAAATTAAAAAGCTTAGAAAAACAAGCTAAGTCTTTTGGCTCTGTTGGAGCACAACAAATTGCAGCAGTCGGAGAAAAATTACAAAATGTAGGTTCTAATATAACAGATGTAGGAAAAAAACTTATACCTGTTAGTGCAGCTGCAAGTGCTACATTAGTAGGAGTTACCAAAAGTGCTATTGATTTTGAAACAGCATTTACTGGAGTAACAAAAACAGTAGATGGAACCGAAGAAGAATTAGAAAATATTAGACAAGGTTTATTCAAATTATCGGAAGCAACTGCAAGTAGTGCAACAGATATTGCAGCAGTAGCAGAAGCAGCAGGACAATTAGGAGTAAAAACTCCTAACATTTTAAACTTTACTGAAACAATGGTAAGGTTAGGAGATTCTACTAATTTAGCAGCAGATGAAGCAGCAACAGCAATAGCACAATTATATAATGTAATGGGCTCTGATATAAATACCGTAGATAGATTCGGTGCATCATTAGTTGCATTAGGTAATAACGCAGCAACAACCGAAGCAGACATATTAAATATGTCTACTAGAATTGCATCATCTGGAAGTCAAATAGGATTAACAGAACAGCAAGTTTTAGCATTAGCGACTACCCTTTCTAGTGTTGGATTAGAAGCGGAAGGCGGAGGCTCTGCAATTTCTGCTGTGATGACACAAATAGATAAGGATGTAGCTTTAAACACAAATAATTTAAAGACATGGGCTAATGTAGCAGGAATTTCTGTAAAAGACTTTAAAAATTTATGGGAAAATGATGCAATGTCTGCCATTCAAAAAGTAGTAGCAGGTATGGGAGATGCTAAAGCCGGTGGCGAAAACCTAAATGTAATATTAGAAGATTTAGGAGTAACATCACTTAGACAAACAGATACAATGAAGAGGTTATCTAATGCTTCTGAATTAATGGCAGATATGGTTAATATAAGTAATGCTGCATGGGATGAAAATGTGGCGTTGACTAATGAATCTTCAAAAAGATATGAAACTACAGCAGCTAAAATGCAACAATTAAAAAATACAGTAGCAGAATTATGTAGCAAATTGGGCGAAATTTTATTACCAATAATTCAAAAAATAGTAGATGGTTTAAAAGGATTTGTAAATTGGTTATCTAATTTGAATCCGGCAGTACAAAAGGTAGTAGTAGTTTTGTTAGCTTTAGTTGCTGCACTAGGACCGGTACTTATAATAATAGGTAAAGTTATATCATCCGTTGGTACAATTATGACATTTGGACCTAAACTTGTTTCTATGTTTGGAACAATAAAAACTGCACTAAGTGGTTTATTTACATTTATAGCAGCTAACCCCGTTATTCTAGTAATAACAGCGATAATAGCAGCCGTAGTATTATTATGGACTAAGTGCGAATGGTTTAGAAATCTAGTAATGGGTTTATTTGAAGGTATAAAAAATGCCGTAATAACAGTTTGGAATAATATAAAAGCTGTATGGGATATAGTACAACCATATTTTGTAGCTTTATGGGAAGGAATAAAAGCAAGTGTACAACCATTAATAGAAGCAATAATGGGGGCATTTAGTGCTATATGGGAATTTATAAAAACTATATGGGATATGGTACAACCATATTTTGCACAAGTTTGGGAAAATATAAAAGTAATATTTTCCGTTGTTTCCGAAGTATTAGGAACATACTTTAGGGTAGCATGGGAAGTTATACAAGCTGTATGGAATGTTGTGGTAGAATACTTTAGCACTATATGGGAAAATATAAAAATTGTATTTAGTGTTGTTGCAGAAGTAATAGGAGGATTTTTCAAAACTGCGTGGGATGTTATACAAAATGTATGGAATACGGTTGTAGGATATTTCACAGCTATATTTGATTCTATAAAATTAATATTTAGTGCAGTAACATCTGTACTACATGGAGATTTTAGCGGTGCATGGGAAGCAATAAAAGGTGTTGTTGGCGTTTGGAAAGATTACTTCCAAAATGTATGGAACAATATTAAAAATATATTTTCAAGCGTTGCAAGTTTCTTTAAAAACAGTTTTCAAGCTGCATGGAATGGAATTAAAAATATATTTAGTAATGTAGGCTCATTCTTCCAAAATATATGGAATACGATTAAAAATATGTTTACCAATATAGGTACAGCAATAGGAAATGGTATAGGAAATGCTTTTAAAACTGTTGTAAATTCAATAATTAGTTTTGCAGAAAATACGATTAATAAATTTATTAGGGCTATCAATAGTGCTATCGGACTAATTAATAATATACCAGGTGTTAATATTGGAAAATTAAAAGAATTAAATATACCAAAATTAAAAGTAGGTATGGCGAATGTTCCATACGATGATTATTTAGCGTTATTACATAAGGGAGAAAGAGTATTAACTGCAAAAGAAAACCAAGAATATGGAAAACAAAAAAATGGTAACCCTACAGTAATAAATAATGATAATGGAACAACATTAAAAATCGAGAATTTTTACAATAATAGAAATCAAGATATAGAAGGAATTGCAGAAGAACTAGAATTTTATAAACAAAAATATGCAATGGCGAAGGGGGGCTAAAATGAACTATTTTATTTTTAATGGGGAAAACTCCAAAGATAAAGGAATAATAATAACTAAAATGCCTCCTATTTCAAAACCGGCAAAAAGAATTGAAAAAATTACAATTCCGGGGAAAAATGGAGTATTACACCAAGATGATGGAACTTATGAAACAGTAGTAATTCAAATACAATGTGCTGTAGTTGAAAAATGCGATATAAAAGAAATTGTAAGTTGGTTAAATGGAGAAGGAGATTTAATATTATCTAATGATCCAGATATATTTTATAAAGCAAATATTATTAATCAAATAGATTATACAAGCATTGTAAATCTTATACATGAATTTCCACTAGAATTAGAATTACAACCATTTTCACATTCTATTGAAAAATATAAAAAAGTTTATACAAAAGGCGAAGAACATATATTTAATATTCCAGATGCAACTGCTGATATGCTACCATATATCAAAGTAGTTGCAGATGAACAAATTAATTTGACAATTAATAATGAAACTATGATTTTAAATGTAGATAAATATATAGAATTGGACTGTGAATTATTAATAGCACACAGGAATTTTGAAAGTGCAGACAATAAAGTAAAAGGAAACTTTTTTAAATTAATTCCCGGATTAAATAGAATAAATATATTAGGAAATTATACAGAATTGGAAATAATTTATAGAAAGGCGTATTTATAGAAAAATAGCGAAAAAAACGAGCCTCCAGAATTGAATTTAAGGCTTGTTTTTTTGCTAGGTAATATAAATATATTCCTAGAAAAATGCAGAAAAAGAGGTGTTATTAATGATAACATTACATGAATCAGATTCTATTGATTTTTTATCAAATAATGGTTTAGGAATCTTAAAAGACTGTATATCCGCAGAAGTAATTGAAGAAATTAACGGCGAATTTAGTATATCAATAGAATATCCAATAGAAAGTCGCTTATATAATGAGTTAATCCAAGAAAGAATAATAGTAAGTGATGTAGGTTATGGAGATAGACAAGCTTTTAGAATAAAAAATATTGAAGAAACTTTAAAAAGCAAAAAAATTTATGCTACTCATATATTTTATGATCTAGCAGACAATTTATTAGAGGATGTTTACCCTAAATCATTGAATGGAAATAATGCGATTAATTGGATTTTAAGTAAAACGCAATATAAACATAATTTTACTGGATTTAGTGATATAGATTTGGCTACTTCTGCAAGGTATGTTAGAAAAAATGGTGTACAGGCTTTAATAGGAAATGAAGAAAATAGTTTTGTTCATAGATGGGGTGGAGAAATTATTAGAAATAATTTCAGTATTTCTATTATAAACAAAAGACGAAGTAGCAATATTATAAAAACAATTAGATATAGAAAAAATCTAAAAGGAATTAATTTTAATTTAGATTTTACCACTGTTGGAACTAGATTAATGCCTATGGGGTATGATGCTTTAATGTTACCAGAAAAGTATATAGATAGTCCATTAATTAATCAATATGCACATCCTATAATAAAAATTTTAGAATATAGCGATGTAAAAGTAAAAACAACAGAAGATGAGGAAGGTTTTGACACAATAGCAGAAGCAAGAGAAGAATTAAGAAGATTAGTACAAAAAGATATAGAAGCAGGAATAGATAAGCCTACTTTATCTACAACAATAGATTTTGTAAAATTATCTGATACACAAGAATATAAAAATTATAAAAATTTAGAAGATTTATATATAGGAGATTCTATAAATGTATTTGTAGAAAAAATAAATATAGATATAGAACAAAGAATAGTAAAAACTACTTATAATGCTTTAACCAAAAAGTTTACAAAATATGAATTAGGATGTGTAAAAACAAATTATGCTACACAAAGTGTTAGAAATGAAACAAAATTACAAGAAATAACACTACCTAATTTATTAGCAATAGCAAAGGACAATGCCACTTCACAAATTACAACAGCTTTAGGCGGATATGTCTATAAAACACAAGGCGAATTATTTATTATGGATACGGATAATCCTAATACTGCTCAAAAAGTATGGCGTTGGAATTTAAACGGCTTAGGATATTCAAAGACAGGAATAAACGGACCATACGAATTAGCAATGACACAAGATGGAAATATTGTTGCTGATTTTATAAGAACAGGTACAATGTCGGTTTCAAGAATAGAGGGATTATCAAATTTATTAAATGGATATAGCGTACAAATAGGACTAAATCAAGAAAATATAGATATGCTAGTATCACAACAAACTAATTTAGAAAATGGAATTACTGAATTAGCAGCACAAGTAAAAACAAATGCGGATAATGTGGCAGCTGAATTTAAACAAATTGGCGGAAACAATTTATTCTTAAATAGTATAGGAGATTTTGAATCAGATAACTGGGAAGGAAATGTAAGAACATTTAATAGTACAGATATTTTAAGACATTCTAATTCCCCTAGCGGAAATTGTTTTAACCTGCAAAAAGCGACTGCTAAACAAATAGTATTTGTTAAGAATGGTACATTCACAATATCGTTTACATATAAAAAATTAATTAATTTAGCAGAATGTAAGGTAAAGATTAATGGTACAGAATATGTATTATCAGAATTAGATTATACAGATTTTGAAGTAACACTAGATGTTGTGGATAATAATATTACTTTTGAAATGATAAGTGATACAAATAATTCATGTTACATTATCGATTTGTTACTTAATAATGGAAATCAAAAACAACCGTGGTCGCCTAATGCTAATGAAATTATATCAGGAGCGGTAAAAGCTAATTCTAGCGGTTTAGAAATAACATCAAATACTAAAAATACTAAATTACTTGCTGGAGCGGATGGCGTAAGAATAGAAAATGTTGTAAGTGAAGAAACAGTTGCAGAATTTACAGATACAGGAACAGAAACAGAAGATTTAGTTGTTAAAGGAAAAGCACAAATATCAGGATTATTAGTGCAAAAAGTAGGTAATCAAGTATGGCTAAGTAGTTTATTGTAGGAGGTGGAAAAATGGCTACAAGTGGTTCATTTTCAACAAACCATATTGCTGCTACATCTAGAGTTTGGTATTGGGATTTATCATGGTGGGTTCATAGTTGGAATGGAAATACTGCGACAATAAAATATGAGGTTTATTCAAGATGTGAAACTGGTGGTAGTGATAGATGGGTTGGAAACCATGGTTTTAGTGGTAGTATAGCAGGACATGGCTTTTCGTCTAGCGATACTTTTTATAATGGTTCATGTATAGTATCTGGTCAATTTACTTTAAGCGGTGGTTCATCTTTTAGTGCTGATATAACAGCTCATCCTTATAGTGGTTCCTATACATCAAGTGGTTCTAGTTCATGGACATTAGATAATAATGTTGTTACTCCAACTGTAACTTGTTCCGTAACAAGAGGATTAAATACTATTGCTGCATCTATGTCTGTTACTAATAATGGTAATGCAAGTATTGTAGATAGATATATAGATTTATTTACTGATAGTGGGTGTAAAAACAAAGTTGGAACAATAACTGGAACAAGTGGTACATTTACAGGATTAGAGCCTAACAAAACCTATTATGCAAGAGCAAATGCAAGTAATGGAACATACAGAGGTTATTCATCAGTAAAAACAGTATCAACTTATGATATAGCAAAATTAACAGAAACGCCAGATGTCAATATAGGTAGTGCTCATACAATAAAATGGACTAACCCATCGGGAGCAACAACAACTTTAGCGTTATATAAAACAGATGGGAGAACCCTAGTGTACAATGTAGGAACTGTTACAGGTACTTCAAAATCTGTTACGCCTACAGCAAGTGAAATATATAAGTTAATACCTAATTCTAGCAGTATAAAATTACGATATGTTATAACAACTACTGCAAATGGTAAATCTTATACAAATTATAAAGAATGTACATTTAGTGTTACAAATAGTAATCCTACATTCTCTAATTTTACTTATGCAGATACAAACAGTAAAACTATAGCTTTAACAGGAAATAACCAGATTATAATAAAAGGTTATTCGAGTGTAAAAGGAATTATAAGTGTAGCAAATAAAGCAATAGCAAAAAATAGTGCTACAATATCTAAGTATAGATTAGTTATAGGAGAAAGTCAAAAAGAGGCTAATTATTCGTCAAATACAGAAGTTGGAATAACAATAGCAAATGCAAATAACAATGTTTTTAATATGTATGCTATTGATTCAAGAGGAAATAGTACATTAAAAACAATTTCGCCAAGTACATATAAAACATATAGTGATATTGCTATAAAAACAGCTGTAGCAGAAAGAGAAGATAACGGCATAGGTTCAAGAGTTATACTTAGTTTTAGTGGCTCAATATGGAATAATAATTTTGGAACAATACAAAATGAAATTGTTAGTTGTAAATATAAATATAAAAAGACAACTGACAGTACATGGATAACAGGAAAAACAGATATAACGCCAGTAATAAGCGGTCAAACATTTAATAAAACTGTGGAAATAAAAGGGGATCTAGGAGCGGAAGGTTTTGACATAAAATCTTCATACGATTTACAGATTATTATAAGTGATAAATTATCATCTTATACTATTAATACATTAATTGGTACAGGAACTCCGGGAATAGCAATTACTGCAAATGGTATTGCTATTTTAAATATGTATGATGAAAAATTAGGAGGAGCCTTACAAATTACCGGAGATTTATATGTAAATGGTAAAAAAATAAATTAGTTGGGAGGAAAACTAATGTCAGAAATAATTAGAGAATTTGAATTTAATATAAACTTTAAAGAAGATAAATTTGAAAGAACGGATGGAAGCACAGAAATAATTACAATAGTAGAAAACGATAATAAATCTACAAAATTCAAATTTAACTTTGAAGAAGAAATAGAAAACAATACAAATATACTAGCAAGAATAAAACATAATACTGGATTTGTAAAAGAATATATATTATGTGTTGAGAATAAAAGAGCAGAATTAACTATTACAAATAGCATTGCAGTAGCAGGAACATTAAAAATGACAGTATCATTAGTAGGAGCGGATAACAAAATATTAACTCCTACACAATTTCAAAATAAAATTTTAGTTAAGGAATCATTAACAGGAGAAACACCAATAGTAGAAGATGATGTCAATTTACTTAGTGGTTTAATTTCGCAAGTTAATGTACTAAATAAGGAAACAGTACAAGCAACCAATAAAGCAGATATAGCAACACAAAATGCTAATAATGCAACTAAAGAAACAACAGCATCCAAAAATAAAATTGAAAAATCATTTGAACAAATACAAAAAGCATATCAGGAACAAGTCAATACAGACGCAAGTTTAGAATTAGCAGCAGCAAGAACAAATGCAGATGGTATAACATATCCTAATTTGAAAGAAAGATTAGATAGCATTGATAATACAAGAGGCAGAATAGATGGAGTAAGATACTATTTTGGGCAAAGTCCAACTAAGATGGAAAGATTATACGATTCTGTAGGAATGATAGCTAATGCAACACATAATGGCTCAGAAGTCGAAAACGATTTTGACAATGTCGACGGATATAGGCAAATTATTACTAGAAAAAGAGATAAAACAACAAAACAAATTTTAGCGACTATAGGAGATTCTGATTACGATAGTATAGAGGGAGAAGTAATGACAGATTATCCAGAGTCATATTGGAGATTTGAAACAGATCCAGAAGGAAAATATGTTGATATTTTAAAATCTTCTGTTAAAAGAAGCGGTTTTAATACTTATGATGCTTTTTCATTAGGAAGATATCCGTTAAGTTTTGGAACAGATGGAAAATTACAAACAAGAAGTGGTGCTATACCTGCTTATAATAAAAATATAGTTCAATATAGAAACTTAGTAAATACAGAATATGGTAACAATGCTTGCTTAATGGATTGGAGATATTGTATTTTACTATTAATGTATTTAGTAGAGTATGCCGATACACATTCTCAGAATACCCTTGGTCAAGGACATAGTTCTTTTAGATATAGTGATGCAGATAAAGCCTTAATAGAGGAAAACTCAACTAATAGGATTGTAGTAAGTAGTACAGTTGCAAATTATTTTGTAGTTGGTCAAATAATTTCTATAGGAAATAATACTGCGGGAAATTTTGGAGTTGCTGAAAGTAGAAAAGTTACATCTATAGAAGATTTTTCAAATGGAACTATAACAGGAAAAGCAATTACATTTTCGGGAAATGCAGTAAATATAACTACTTCAAGTGTTATTTGGTCATCTGCACAACTTACTGGCGGATGTGATTCGTTAGGCATGAAGTCTGGATGTACTGCTAATGATGGGAAACATGCTGTTTGTTATAGAGGATATGAGAAAAATAGTATATTTGATTTTGTTGATAGTATTAATATAAAAGATTGTATAGCGTTTTTATGTATGGATCCAACTAAATATACTTCTGATGTATTCGATGGAGATTATAAGCAATTAGGCTATGTTAATTCAACAAAAGAAGGATATATTAAGAAGTTAGGTTTTGATCCTAATTATCCTTTCTTAATGTTACCAACAGAAGTTGGAGGAGGAAGTGGCACATATATTCCAGATTATTATTGGTGTTCTGCAACAGGAAACAGGGTAGCCCGTGTTGGCGGTAATCCGAACTACGGTGCTACTTGTGGTCTTTTCTATTGGGCTTTGAACAGCGCTTCTTCTACTTCGAGTTGGACTTGCGGTGCCCGCGTTCTTTTTTACCAGTTATAGTGGAGGTTTGGAGGCGACCAGCCTCCAAGAATAACTATAGTAAAAATAAGGTAAATGCAGAATAGTTTTTTTATTTTTAAATTATGTATAAAATTATATAAAAAGGGATTAGGTGTGCAGCAGGCTGTTTCTGGTTCGTTGTTTTTGAGGGTAGCCCGTGTTGGCGGTAATCCGAACAACGGTGCTAATTGTGGTCTTTTCTATTGGAATTTGAACAACGCTTCTTCTAATTCGAATTGGAATTGCGGTGCCCGCGTTATTATTTTTGGAAATATTATTAAAATTATTATTGCATACCTCTTTCCATGCCCCTTGGCAAAAATTAAGTCGAAAACTGGATAGGTCTAGTAATTTCTCTTAAATGAAAAACCTATAGACAAAAATAAGAAAACCAGATTACAAAGGATGAATTAATGAAAAGAGTAGGGAATATATGGAACAAAGTTATAGATAAAAATAATATTCAATCAGCAATTTATAATGCTTCAAAAGGAAAACGAGATAGAACGGAAGTAAAGAAAGTATTGAATAATATTGTATATTATACTAATGATATACAGCAAAAACTTATAAATGGATATATTCCAAATAATTATATAAAAAGAAAAATCTACGATGGAGCAAGACAAAAAGAAAGAATTATATATAAGCCTAGTTTTTATCCAGATCAAGTAATACATTGGGCATTAATGCAACAAATAGAATATCTTTTTATGAAAGGAATGTATGAGTACTGTTGTGCATCTGTTAAAGGTAAGGGAGAGATACACGCTGTTAAATATGTGAAAAAGATACTTCTAAAAGATAGAAAAAATACAAAATATTATATAAAAGCAGATATAAAAAAATTTTATCCATCTATAGATAAGGAAATCTTAAAAAGAAAATTTAGAAGGATTATTAAAGATAGAGAAGTTTTAGATTTAATGGATATAATAGTAGATTCATTTGGGGATATAGGTATTCCTATACGGTAATTATACATCGCAGCATTTTGCGAATTTTTATTTGCAAGAATTTGATCATTTTGTAAAAGAAAGATTAGGAGCAAAATATTATATTAGGTATATGGATGATATAATTATTTTTGGTCCTAATAAGAAAAAGTTACATAAAATGTTGGAAGAAATAAGGAACTATCTAAAAGATGAAAAATTAACAATTAAAGAAAATTGGCAAGTTTCTAAAACAGATTCGGCTCCAATAGATTTTATAGGGAAAAGGTTTTCAAGAGGATATACTACTTTAAGAGATACTACTTTTTTAAGATGTAAAAGAAGAATTAAAAGGATTTCAAAAAAGAAAAAGCTAACATATAATGACGCAGCGGCAGTAATTTCATATAACGGAATTCTAAAACATACAAATTCATATAAAATAAAGAAAAAATATTTTTATCCATATATAAATATAGATATGTGCAAGGAGGTAATAAGAAATGAAAGCAGAAAGCAATATAAAGCCAGTAAATAAATTTGATATAAATATAAGAGGCAACGATAAAATAATCGTTGTTTTTTTTGATAATATTCAAGAAATCCAAAGGGATGAAGAAATAGTATATAGTTATGATGTTTATACGTTAGAAAAAGCTTATAGAGAAAACTTTGCAGAACAAATAGAATCTAATTTTGAAAAATATCTACAAGAAGCTAAGGAAATGTCATATAACAAGGCAGCAGAAGAAGTAAGAGCAAAAAGGGATAAGCTATTACTAGAATCAGATAAATACATGTCGATTGACAGATTAAGTTTTCAAATACCAAAAGAAATTACAGCTACTATATTACTAAGCATAGTAAAAGATTTCTTTAATGTATTAAGGAAAATGAAAGAAGGAGATTGGGCTAAATATAGGCAAAAATTAAGAGATATAACTGAACAAAAAGGGTTTCCATATGATGTAGAATTTCCACAAAAACCACAAAGTAAATAAAAATATATTAGAATAAACGCATTTTAAAGCGTTATTTTTTTATATAAATGCACAAGAGAGGAGGGGAAAGAATTGGAGCAAATATCAATTATTATCATATCAGTAGCAACTTTTTTAAATGCACTTTTAACAATTTTTACTTTTATAGAAAAAGCGAAAAAACCTGTTGATAATGCAATGGATAGAAAGTTTAAGGAAGCACTAGAACCTATAAACGAAAAGCTAGACAATGTAAATAATGATATAAAAAGATTAGACAAGAACCAATGCATGAATTTCTTAGTTGAATTTATAGAAGATTCTAAGAATAGTATTCCAAAGGATGATATACAAAAGAAACGAGCTAGCGAAGTGTACGACCATTATACACTTGATTTAAAAGGAAATTCGTATATACATGATGGCTGGCAAAAATATGTAAAATAAAAGGAGTGTTTTTATGAAAAAGAAATTATTAATAGTTCTTGCTTGTTTAGTTGCTGTAGCTGGAGTATTCTTTGGAATATATATGCCAGATTCCGACATAAACAATAGTATAGACAAAATAGAAGATAAAATAGTAGAAGAGATACAAAATGAAAATAACAAAGAAATTATAATATCAGAAGAAACGCAAGAATCTGTTGACGACACCATAGAAGCAACAGAAAAAGGCAAAGATTTATCTACAACGGAAATTATAGAAAGTTCCGAAGAAGAGGAAATACAGATAACAGATGAGGGAGCTTTAGAAACTGATGCAATTGTAGAACAAGAAAATATATCATATAATGGTGTAAATACTGGCAATGGTTTATCATTATTAGGAAATTATCAAGGTTTAACATATTATAGTCAGGCTGATAGTAGATGGGCTAATGTAATGTATAGCTCAATAGGGGATAGATCCCAAACAATGAAATCTAGTGCATGTGGACCGACAAGTGCTGCTATTATTGTTAGTTCTAGCAAAGGTACAATATTACCAACTACAATGGCTAATTTATTTGTTGATAATGGGTATCGTACTTCAAATAATGGTACTGCATGGGCTGCCTTTCCATTTGTAGCAGATTATTTTAATTTTGATGAATACCATACAACTAGTAATTTCGATACAATGATTAGCTATTTAAAACAGAAAAATGATAATGGTAGTTCTAAGTATTATGTTGTGGCAAGTTGTGCAAGTGGTCTGTTTACGAGTGGAGGACATTATATTACTTTAGTAGCAGATAATGGAGGAACAATAACTGTATATGATCCTTATTTATATTCTGGAAAATTCAATACAGCGTCAAGAAGAAATGCAGGGGTAGTTGTAAGTGGAAATAGTGCTTTTGTAAGTGAAAGTGCATTTAGAAATTATGCAAATTATAGGTACTTCTGGATATTTTCTAATGATAAAGGAAGCGGTAATGCAAATAAAAATACAAACAATACAACGACAGTTAATTATATAAGATATGTAGCAACGCAAAGTTCGAATTTGAATGTAAGAGCTACAGCAGGAGGAACAATAATAAGTTCTTTAAGAAAAGGAACTGCTGTAAATGTAGTAGAAACAGACGGAGCATGGAGTAGAATAACAAGCCCAGTAAATGGGTGGGTAAGTACGGGGTATTTATCAAGTACGCAGCCATCAACAACAATTACTACAACAACTTCTGGAATAGCAACTAGAGGGACTGTAAAAGTAAATACATCTTTAAATGTAAGAACTGGTCCAGGAACTAATTATAGATATGTAAAAAGTTTGTATAATGGAAATAATGTATATATTTATGAAAGTAGAAATGGTTGGTATAGAATAGGAACTAATTTATGGGTATGTGCAACATACATAAATATTTCAAGTTCATCATCAACAAATTATAATTCGAGTGTTGGAAGCTATTATAGATTAAAATATAATACTACATTATATAGTAAAGGTTCGTTAGGCGGAACAACCTATTATTACCTTGCCAAAACACAAATAAAAGTAATTTCTCATTATTCAAGTACAGTAGATTATATATATGTACCAAAAACAGGAAGGTACGCTTATTGTAAAGTAAACGCATTTAGATAATTAATAGAGGGATATCCTCCCTCTATTATATGTTTTTTAGTTTGTTTTGAATATCTAATAAAATATTAAAAGGTTGTTGAAAAGTAGTATTGTTCATATCTAAATTTTTTATTCTATTAATTATTTGCTTAATTTCTATATTATTCATATAATCAATAGTATTCATATTATTTGGTAGAT